AATCTTCTTATTTTTATAAAAAATTCACCATCTCCAATATCTGGAGCTCTCACTTCAAAATCACCACTTTGTATACTAGCTATTATTGCATCACTTGCACCAGTAGCAGAAACTTGGTCAGTACCAAATTCGTGTTGATACAAAGTTGATGCCCCATTTGTATTAGACACCCCATTAATAGTAGGAAAGCTTGGAGTCGCAGTTGCAATATATTTAGTGCCATATGGATTATCGTAAATTGTTTTGTCATAATAAGTGCTTCTATCTAAAGTACCAACTGTCCACACCCCCTCTTGATAATTGTAGGTAACCACTCTATTAATCTGTGACGAGTTTGCTTTAGGATAAAACCAATTAATTTCATTAAACAACGAATTGTAACCAGCAAAGATTATATCACCACTACCAAAGTTTAAACCTAAATCTCCTTCATCTTGTGTAGAAAAAACAAAATCTTCAACAGAGCAAGGTAGTTTTTTTACAGTACCATCATAATAATAAAAACCACCAGCTTGACCCATCCAATATACAACTCCATTTACAACAACTATAGCGTGTTGTGCAATCAATCCACAGTTGCTACCAACTTGTTGTATACCAAATGTAAAAGGTGGACCTATGAAAGTCATCGAATAAGCAGACGTGTTGGTAAGTATTAAATTATAAGTTCCTGCATTTACAGCACCAACAATTCTTGTTCCAGAATCTAATAAAAAAGTACCTGCTGTATTGGTTGATGTAGGCACATAATCAGTTTTACTTTCTTGACTTGAAAATCTTATAAACATTTTATTTTGTGTGCCACTTGCTATTGTTTCTTCTGTGCCTAAATGTATTAAATGTCTATCTCTGTCCGAAATCATAGTCATTACAGATTTAGTTGGGTTACTACTAATTACTGTAGCTCTTGTTTGTAAAGCAGATGCAGCTGAAGGTATCCATTCAAAAGTTTTGTTATTTCTAACAGTAGCAATTAAAACCTCTCCAAAATTATCTAAAGACCAATTACCAGGTTCTAATGTTACCTCTGCTGTGCTAGTAGCCTCTCCCCAACCAACAAAAGATGTTGCATTGGTCACTGTAGCACCATCACTGTGTGCCGATCTGTTAGAGCCAGACTGAGCTCTAGTAATACCAGTAAGATCATTAGTAGACACACCAGTATAAGTAATCAACTCAGCACCAACTCTTATCGTACCACTTGTAGGAAACCCAGTTGTTGAAGCCAAAGTAATACTTGTTCCTGAACCTCCTGTTCCAGCAGTGTCATCTAGCAAAGCTCCGTTTAAGGTAGACTGTAATAAATCCTCAGTTTCTCCACCCCATAAACCTGTTCCATAACCATAACCAATTACCTGTGTGGCATCACCAACCCTAAAATAAGGGTTTACTGAAACACTACCACTTGCAGTTATACCTGCTCCTGATTCAGTCTTTGCCATTGTAACAGTAAAAGAGTTATGGTTGGCCGCTACAGTTACCACTTCAAAAGCATTTGTAGTAAAGTCTGCCTCTACAAAACCTGTTCCTGAACCAGGTAGGGTAACACTAGAGAATGTAAATAAATCTCCTATTACTAGACCATGTGAACTTTTGTTGACTGTTACTGTTGCAGAACCATTAGTAGTTGTTAGAGTGCAAGATGTTAAGGCTGTATCTAAAGGCGTTATATCATAAAAAGCTCCCTCAAAATACAGAAATAAACCTTTGTGTGTTCCTATGGCTATATATCTGTTTCCATCTAAATCTGCCCAAATATGCATTGCCCTCGCCACACCAACTAAGGTTTTGTCTACGTTTTGTATCCATCCACCAATTTTTTCTGGATAACCATAGCGAAACCTCACATTATCACAATCAATCCACTTTCCCTCAGCTCCAGTAGGTGTGACTTGCTTGTTAATACCAGGTGCTATCTTTATATCTCGTAAAGGCATAATGATATTATATATAAAGTTATGTGTTAAGTCTATGACTTAGAAACATATGATTTTCTTCTAATTATCGTTACTGGTTGTGGTTTAAAATCTTTAAAAACTTTTTTATTTTTCCTTACATTATTTGGTTTACCATTTAGTGCCCAAAATATATCTTTACGATCTTCTCTAAAATCACCTTCTATGTGAATTGGAAAATAACCTGAGATGCTATCTATGACATTACATAACATAGTCACATTATCACTGTAAGCATTATTACAAGATGCCTCCCATAGTTCACCTGATAAGAATAAACAAGAACCTTTGCATAATTGTATGACAGGACATTTAGGACAGTCTGGTCTATCACTCCAATGAGTGCCTGTTTTTATTTCTACCTTATCTAAATTATTTACGTGACCAATATGATGTGAAATACCCTTAGGATTAGTAGATACAGAACTTACATTTTGACAAGTTAAAACATTTCCATTTAAATCTACTGCTACATTCTTTCTTTCACTCATACCACATTTCTGAGGTAATGATTCTACAATTCTTCCTGTTCGCAAACTTTTAATAAATTCTCTAGCTTTTTGATCAACTAAAGTAAATCTAGATGTTGAATTTTTCCTTAATTCAGAAGCAGCTTTTATCCTATATTCAATGTCTTTTTCACCATCTAGTAAAGAGGTATTTAGTCCTCCTTCATCATAGGCATCTATAAAACCACCTTCACAAATTTTTAAATATTGTAAATATTCTGCACCAATTTCTTTTTCTACAAAATTTTCAAACCATTTTTGAATAGCTTCACGACTTATATTTTTTAAATGTATCATTGAATTAAAAGACATTCTTCCTTTAGGTGCTAATCTTTTAAATAAATCTATAATACTTGCTTTTGACTCAGGATTAAGAAAAGGATCAGGACCACGATGTTTCTGACCAGTCGCATCGTGAGACATTCCTATAGAAAAACCATATTCTTCTAAAAAATCATTCTTATCTTTATCTAATAAACTACCATTAGTGACCATACCCATTGTGGCATTAGGGTATTTATTCTTTAATGCAATAGCTAATGGTTTTAAAGTTTTCCAATAAACTAAAGGTTCTCCTCCCCAAAATTCAAATCTTGGTTTACCATTACCATAATACCAGTTATCCATATTTTTAACAAAATCATCTATTTGTTTGTAATTAGTTGTTTTTGCTCTAGGAACAAATCTTTGACTACAATATGAACAAGAATAGTTACAAGATAATCCTAGTTGTATTTTAATGTTTTCTAACTCTCCTTTGCCTTTTTCCATTTTTGCAACTTTTACATTTTTTGGGTCTTGCACTTTTGTATTTTGTATTACCGACAACCCTGTGTCTTTCCAATTTAATGTACTTACACTTGAATCGTATATCATTTGTCTTTTATGTCCTGTTTCAAAGTTATGACAAGTTAATGTAAATTTAGGCACTTTTTTGTATCCTTGGTTTGTAAATATATTCCCATTTTGGTGAAGGAGTTAAATGTAACCCCACACTAATTCTAAGTTTATTTTTTTCAGTGGGTGTTTCTGGCATATGAAATAAGTGTGAATTAAAAATAACAGCTCTATTTGGCACATATGATATTTTATGTATTTCTTTATTTATATGTACTTGTAACGCACCTGACCACTCTTTTTTCCATTCTTTAGAACCAAACCAAATTAGGCTAAGGTCTTTTGACGTGCCATCTTGATGTAGGTGTGATTCGTTCATAGCAGTTGCACCATTTATTCCCACTCGTTGCACAGCGTATGGTGTTTTTATTTTATGATAATCTAACTCATTACAAGTTGTAAATCTATTATACAATTTTTCTCCTATTTTTTCTTCGACATCAGGATTGAAAATACGCCAACCTTGGTTACCCTTTATATTACTTAAACTTGGAAACTGCCAGTAACCTTTTTTGAAAAAATCGTAACAAAAATCCCAATCCTTAACTGATAAAAAATTATCTATTATCATAGTGTAATAAAAGAGTTTGCTTGTTGTCTATCTATAACTCTAGCATTTATAACAATAAACACTCTATCTCTTTTACCTTTATACATTTCAGACTCGTGAAATAGATATGATGGGTGAACAATTAACATCTTAGGTTTTGGTTGTATTTGAATTAACATGTCGTGATTAAGACCTCTTGATCGTTGTGCTATTGGGTCTATTAATAAAAATCTGCCATCATCATTGTCACAGGTTGCTTTATTGTTTTCTACGTTATCTAAATCTATATAATAAACACCAGTGTAATCAATACCTCTATGAGTATGAGGTCGTGATCTATTACCTTTAACAAATCTTCTTGGAAACGCTGTTACTTGTATTTGTAATTCATCTGGGTCTATGAATTTTTCTGCGTGTAACATTTCATACAGTTTTATTTTAATTTTATCTTTAAATAACTTTATTATTGGTGTATCTAATGCAAATAAGTTTGGTATTTTAATTTCTTTATTAAAAATTTCAGGTACACCATTAAATTTATCAATCTCTGGTTTTACTGCTTTTAATAACTGAATATTATCTTCATTATTCAAAAGGTTTTCTTCAATAAGAATGTTATTAGTCCATGCTTGATAAATCATAATTTTTTATAAAACGGATGTTGAATTGGTTCAGCTATTCTAATAACAGTAGTAAAAAAAGTTCTTAATTTTTTGCCTAAATATGGTTCACTAAAATGATACAAATACGCAGGATGTAAAATAAACATTTTAGGTTTTACTACTGTATCCACATTTTGTGTATGGTTCATCGCTCTTGATCTTTGTGATATAGGATCAGTAAAAATAAATCTACCTTTAGGTTGTTTAAAATTATCTTTACCATCATGAACAACATCTAAATCTGCATAATATACTGCTACATAATCACAGCCTCTATGGTTGTGTGTTTTACTTCTGTCTCCAGTTTCATGTTGACGTGCAGCCATAACTGCTTCAATGTCATATTTTTGAGGGTTAATAAAACCATCTACTTCCATTATCATTTGCACACGAGATTTTATAAAAGCTGAAAATTTGTGTATAAGAGGATGATCTAAATTTAACAAATTATAACCCTTACGTTCAGGATCAAGTTTATCAGGAACATGCTTAAATCCTTTTGAATATTCTACTCCAATTTTAATCAACTCTACGTTGTCTTTATCTGATATGTCGACATCTTCTATAATTACGTTTGTCGGCCAATGTTGTTGAAGGGTTATTTTTTTATTATCTAATTTCAATTTCTGTTTTTCCTGTAAAATGTTTAAAACCAGCTTTAACTTTACCTCTACCTTTTAATAAAATTTTTGTACTTGCTACTCCTAGACTGTTTGTATAAATTCTATTTTCACGCAACACACCTGTTGTGGTTTCTAAAAATATTTCTATATTTTCTTTGTGAGCATTTGTTCCATTTGAATTTAATAATTGAGCTGAAATATTATCTTGATCATCTATACTTAATTTAATAGAGGGCATCATAGGTATGACATCATCTAATCCGTTACCATTAATAGTTTCTATCATTCTGTCACCTTGTTCAACACCATTGATTGTAATCTTTGAAGCAGGTAAAAAAACAATCCAATCATCAATAGGTGAATCTGCCCAAGGTCTAGCAAAAGAGAAGCCTTGTTGTATGCCTAACATTGACGCTACAACGTGTCCTGTAGTTGATTTAGATTCACTTGTATGTCTGAAAAAATCATATATTCTAACTTTTTCACGTAGTCTGAAACCTACAGAGATTATTGCGTGTGGTTGATCAATACGTTTATTAGAGGAGGTGTCTCTATTTAAATCTTTCAAAGACAAATAACCTATATAGCGATCTCTTGGGTTCATACGCATTTCACGTCTGTATGTAACAAGAGAGTCTTTACTTCCAATTATAGTTAAATCGTATTCTAGACCCTCTGGCGTATGATTAATAATCAACTCATTTGGAGATTGTTGCTGATTAACGTGAGGACATTTTTTGTACCCAATCATTTAATACATTCCTTTCCATAATACTATAACATATAGTAAAAATATGAAAAACAATTATATAGTTATTTCTGCTTTGCCTGAAAAGTATTTAAAACCAGCTTTTACTTTACCTGAAGTAGCACCAATTACTGTGCAACTAGCCACACCACTTGCATCTGTGTTAGCTCTTTGTTTATTTAAATATCCACCAGTAGTCTCAAAATAAATCTCTACATTTTCTTTTACTGGATTAATTGTAGCAGAAATATCTGTTCCATCTTTAGACATACTAATACTTGGTAATAAATCATTTGAAGCATCAGCAATTGATCTGTTATTATCAACATTAAATTCAGTAAGAGCATTACCTTCATTTGTAGCAACGTTTGAATTTACCACTAATGTCCAATCATCTGTCGAACTATCAACAAAAGGTATAAATACAAACACTAAAGGTATAATATTTAGAGCATATTTAATTCCTCCTACACCAGACTTATTATGCTGCGTATGTCTAAAAAGGTCTGTGGCTTTTAATGTACCAGAATCATGAACTGCTAAAACAGAAATACTATGATGTGTGTTAATAGCTTGTTTTGTTTTATGATCTAATAATATGGTATTTTTATTAAATTGATATGTATCTGAATCTATTGTAATTTCAAATTCATCACTACCTTTATCTTTTAAAGTAATCGTTTTACCTTCATATTGAGGATCAGTTTGTGTATTTTTTCTTAAATTCATAATTTATCCTTTTAGCAGTTACAGTTACAGTCAATTGCATCTGGTGGAACTGCAAATGTTCCATCACCTCTTAAAAATGTAGAAGTATTTCTTGTTCCACTAGCAGAAATTTTGGCTAATGTTACTGATGTGTCAGCTAATTTAGCAGTGGTGACTGCACCATCAGCTAATTTAGCAGTGCTAATACTTCCATCAGCAGGAGTTGAACTTATGGTTTCAAAAGTAGGATCAGCTCCATTATTTGCTCGTAAAAATTTACCATCGTTTGATGAAGTTCCATGTTCTAATTTAGCTAGTGTTACTGCTGTGTCAGCTATCTCTGTAGAACCTACTGCACCTGAACCTATTTTTGCTTGTGTTACTGCGTCATCTGCAATCATATCTGTTGCAACTTGTACCTCTTGAAAAGCACCAGCAGATGGTGCACCAATAACTCTGTTTGCAGCACTTGAATGTTGTAATTTTGCAAATGTTACTGCGTCATCTGCTATTTTTGCCGTACTAACTGCACTATCAGCTATACCAGCAGTGCCTATGGAACCACCAAGAGTATCTAAAGATACTTCATTGAGGTTTGTGCCATCAGCGTAAGCTGCATAAATTTTTGCTTGGTCTAATGTAAAACCTGTACCACTTGCTGTTTTAATTGTTAAGTTAGTAGGGTTAGTTACTGCTGTTGCATCAAAGATATAAAATTTTTCTATACTGTCAGGAACTGTTACATTACTTGCACCAGATAATGTAATCGTTGCAAATTTAACAACCATATTTCTAGCATTAGATAATGATGCGTCACTCATAGCTAAAGCTAAAGTGCCACCATCACTTAAAGTTACTTGTTCAAATCCTGCTATTGCTTGTTGTAATAAATTTAAGTTTGTATTTGTCTTATCTCCCCAAGTACCAGCGTTTTCGCCAGTCGCCATTAATTCTAGTTTTAAGTCTGTAGAAAATGTTGAAGCCATATGTTTTTTCCTTTACGCTGCTGTTTCTATTTCAGTCCAAGTTACTGTTGTGCCAGTATCGATTTCTGACCACACTATTAGTATAGGAGTTCCAACACTAGGCGTCAATACCAAGCCAGTCGGAACTATGTTACTTATTGTATCTATTGTCACACTTCCGACATTACCTGTTATGCTAACACCTGTTACAGAATAAGTTGATATAGGTGTAATACTTCCTACAGCACCTGTTGAGGAAACACCTGTTACAGTAAAACTTGCTGTTCCTGTAACTGTAACTGAGCCAACATTACTTGTTACACTTGCTCCTGTAACATCAACTGGAGTTTTCTGTCCTGTAACTGGATCGCCAATAGCACTTGTTAAACTTAAACCACTTACTGTTTCGTTAGTATCTTGTTCAAGTGATATAGTTCCCAAAGCAGAAGTTCCTTGTACTCCTGTTGGTGAAACTGTAGCAAACGCTGTTGTAGTGACTGAGCCAACGTTACTTGATACGCTTACACCTGTAACTGAAACGTCTGCATTAGCTTGTGTTGTACTTGATCCTACAGCACTTGTTACTGATACTCCAGTAGCCTCTACTGAATATCTTTCACCCCAAGCTCTTCCATTCCAAACACCTCTTCCCCAACCTGTGTTAATTAAAAATTCTGTAGGTATGGTTATAGCTCCGATTGCAGTAGAGGAGCTTACTCCAGTAACTGTTTCTATTCTTCCTAAACCAACACTAGATGAACCTATTGAAGAACTTACAGAAACACCTGTAACTGTAAAAGGGTCTACAGCTATACCAGCAGTTACTGTTCCTACATTACTAGAAGCAGATACTCCAGTAACTGTGACTGTACAAGTTCCTGTTACAGTAGTAGAACCGACTGCACCTGTTGAAGAAACGCCAGTAGGTGTTTGGTCAACATCCGATTGTTTATTCCAAGCGTTTTGTCCCCAGGAGGCTTCACCCCAAGCGTTAGCCATTTTTTATTCCTATGCTATTCTTAAAATAGCATTTGATGCGTCAGCAGTTGGAAACTGTATTGTAAATGTACCTGAAGTAGCTGTTTTATCTCCACCAAAATCTAAAACTGCAACTGCTGGATCACCAGTTGCTGAGTCGTTATAGATTAAAGCACCTCTTGCTGTAAGTGTAACACCTACGAAAGATAAATCTGCAAAATCCACGACAGCAGTATCAGTGCTCAAAACTGGTGTAACAGCAGCTAGAGCTTTTCCAGTTGCTGAATAACCTGATGGTGAACTTACTTCATTATCAGATGTATAAGATGTTGTTGACTTACCAAGAGTTGCACTTGATGTATACATACTTAATTTAAAAGTGTTTCCACCAGGATTAGTAAAGTTATGAGTTCCTTTTAAAACATCTCTTTTAAATACGTTTGCTACTACACTTGTTGTTATTGCCATATTTTACTCCTTTAAGTTATGGAGATGGTGAGGGTATGGGCATTCTCATCACTCCGTCATCATATTCAGAACGTCTACGTCTTCCAGTTTGTTGTATCATAAACGCCTGTATCTCTTCATTATACTTACTTTGATATAGTTTGTACATATCAATAGGACCTTTTAAATAACTAAAACATTCTGTTAACACACCATGTAATAATAAAGATTCTTGAAATTTAGATAAAAATGTTTGATTTGAAGAACTAAAATGAGGTGGGTCTTTTATATAATTTAATTGTATATCATAGGATTGATCTGGCACAGGTGCTAATAAAAAAACATTTTCATTCCAGTTAGCATAATATTTTGGTTGTCCTGTTGCATCAGTGGGATTAAATTCAGCTATGAAAGATGTATCTCTCTTTTGTAAAAAGTCTCTAGTGCCTGAATTAATAATTTGTATGGATCTTATAATTAAAATATCGTCTGGAGTATTTAAATATCTTTGGCTTGCAGTGGTGCTTGCTAATACATATTTTCTAATATCATCATAATCAACTTTTCCCGCAATATCTAATTCAATGTTTCTAATGAATTGATCTAACAAAGTATCTGATAAAACATTTGAGTCTACTTCTGTATAATTACGAATTTGTGTTAAAAATTCAGAATGTGTTATACTCATGATATCACCACATCAACAGAACCTATAGATGTTGTTATATCAACTGCTGTAAGTTTTGTGCCTAAAATATTATCACTATCTGAAACTCTCATACTTGCACCACTATTAATGCCAGTGTCCCCATTCTTCACAAAAAAACCACTTGTGATATATAAAATAAATTCTTTGTTATCATCTTTTGGTCTAGGCCTTGCATTTGCTAAAGCTATAGCATCAGCCTTAATATGTTTTCTTCTTATTTGTGGATGTTTAGGCTCAAACTCAGATTTATGAACAAAAGAACCATTCCATTCTTTTACCATCTCATTGTATTTGAATGCCATACCTGATCTGTCTGATATTGCTTTTGCATATTTACCTCTTGCGTAAGCCATTATGCACCTTGTGGATAATAAGTTTGTGGAGTTATATATACAGAAGTTCTTTGACCATCTTCATTTAACGCTCTTGATAATTCATCTTCATATATAAGTTTACTTTGCTGTGTAAGCTGTGGGTTTTTTTTCATACTTAAATAATAGGCAAGACCAGCCACCATACATGGAATGAATCGAAAGACCACATCAGCTTCATTAGTATAGTTACCTGCATCTTCAATCCTTTTCAAATAATAGTATTTTAAATATGTATATGTTACTGCATCAGGTGTTTGATACAAAGTAATAGTAGGAGTAGTTTGTCTATCTACATAATACTGACTAGGTTGACCAGTTGAACCTTTATTAGGTAATGCAGCATATTCACTCCTTGATATCTTTGTAAGCGAGATATCGTTTGTAGACGAGGTAGTTCCAGTTGTTGTTGAAATGTAAGCTTCTAGTATGTCGTTTGCGTTGCTTGGGGCGTTGTACGTCGCTGTCCCGGCTGTCAGTAGTTGCTCTTGGAGGCCTACCTTCCATAAATGAATGCCTCGGTTTCCCCATTCGCTGAAAAGAATATTTAAACTTCGCCTTGCCGATTTTAAATCCATCCCAGAGTTTGTTCGAATAGCACAGCGCTCATAAGCTTCTTCTATGATGTCGTCTATACTTAAATCGAATGTTGTTGTTCCTGAAGTTGCCATAAATCAACCTACTTTACACCACTAAAACCAGTGCCTCTAATAGCTTTACCTATACCTCTACAAATACCACCAGTTTTCATTCCCTTACCTTTTTCTTTTAATTTACCTGCTGCAATTCTATCAGCATGAGTAGGGTCATAATTATTATCAATACCAGCCTTCACAGATAAAGCACCAAAGCCACCTTTGTTAAAATCTTCAGCGTATGGTGTGAATGGTTCTGGTTGTTGTTCCATACGTTTCATTCTAAACTTTCTTTGTTTAATATCAGTTAAACGTTGCCTTCTGCTTTTATCTTTATTGATTATTTCTCTTCTAGCTTTTGATCCTATAAGTGCTGCTTTTTCTGCTTTTGATATCTTATCAGCATCAGGACCAACGATAGAACCATACATATCTAAAGCAGCATCTTTACCCTGTATACTAAAACTACTACCTCCACCTTGTCGTCTTTTTATTCTTGCTTTTTTTGCGCTTTCAAAATTTTTATCCATATATCTTCCTATATTATCTTCCTTTACTGGATCTACACCTTTTGTATCAAAACCATATTCTATAGTACCAAGTTCTTGTTGTCTCTTTGATTTTCTATTTTTTAAACTTTTAAAAGTTTCAATAGCACCAGCCACAACAGGCAATCCAGCTATTGCATAAAGTCCAGCATCTTTTTCATCAAATTTATCTATTTTGCTTTTAATATTTTTACCTATTTTACTTAATGTTTTTACTAATCTACCTGGAGGTGTTTTACCAGCAAATGGTTTAATAACATCATCAATTAAATTTTTATTAATTTTTTTTGTAGTTCTATCTATCTTTTTTTTATTCTTAGTTACTTTAGTATTACTAAAGCCAGCCATCGCATCTTTTCTTACTTGTTTATCAAATTTGTCCATTACACTACTCCTTTATAGTAATCTGCTAATCCACCCTCAACAGCGAATGTTTTAACGTTTGTTGGTTTTCCTCCTACGCCTTGTGCCTTTGCTCTTTTTCTCTTGACAGCACTCGCCCTTTCGGACTTTGTCATCCGTGTGGCTTTTGCAAGTGGCACGCACTTTGGATACTTTCTGCTGCCAGATTTTGCAGATTTTCTTCCACACTCTTGAAACTTGCCGTCTTTTTTCTTTGCACCAATGTCTACCCATTTTTCTGAAAACCATTCTTTTAATCCTTTCTTAGCCAATGCCTAAGTCCTTATAATAATTTACAGTACTTTGATTAACTCCGTGCTCTCCTTTTAATGAGCTACCCATAACATCAAAGTTTTCATATTTACTTATTAAAGCACCAGTGTTAGCTTTTTTTGTTTTTCTTTTTGTTTTTCTTTTAGGACCCCAATCTTTTCTTTTTTTACCACTAGGGTCTTTAATTTTTCCTGCACATATTTTTGAAGCATAAGCGTTAGCATAAGCACTGGGATAAACTTTAAATTTTCTCTTTGCTGCTGCTTTACCTCTGGGACATAATTTTGTCATAATAACTCCTAATTTTATTTTAAACCTTCACGTTTAATATGTCTATACTCTACGCTTTCTTCTTCCTGCACAATGTGCTTTCTCACTAAATCCTTTTGGTCTTTTACAATTTATTTTACTTTTTCTTTTTTTAGACCACTTTCTTTTTTGTGGTGGTTTAGAGACTTGTTGTCTCATCTGACTTCTACCTATAGTCATACAAAAGTATACTCTACCATACCATCATCGTTTCTATCTGCTCTCTTATATTGTTTTCTG